GGCTCGCATAGGAACGACTGCTGCGACACCGGCTGATGGTGATTTGTTGGTGAGTGGCAATGCGGGAATCGGCGCAGACACGAATTTCACATACTCCAAGTTGGAAGTTAAAGCCGCGACCGATGCCACCGGCTTTGGCATAACATCTGACAACACGCAACCGTTGGCAAGAAACTGGGGTTTCATTACGAATAATAGTGCTTGGGGTAGTCTCGACATAATGTATTCAAGTGCGAAAAACACTACCCCATACAACACTTCCGCGCTCTCCATCGACTCGGCTGGACTCGTGGATGTTAAAGCCGGTCTGCGGATTTCAACCGCTGGCCAAGAACTGCAATGGGTTGCGGGGCAAACGAAGATAACTGGCGCGACCAGTTATATGATTTTCGATGTCAATTCCGCTGAACGGCTCCGGATTGATACAAACGGCCAGCTCGGCCTCGGCGGTTCGCCTCCGACTTTTTACACGGGCATTCGGGCAATGAGCATCGGCGTGGGTGGCGTGATTTCTGGTGTAACGGCCGGCAACCCAAACCTCACCTTCACCGACAACAGCTACATCGATGCGGCGGGTAACAATGTTTATCGGACAACAAACCCAACGACGAAGCTGGAACAATATGACGGCGGGCTGACTTTCTTAAATGCGCCAAGCGGCACGGCTGGCGCAACGGCTACCTATGTAAATCGCTTCTCCATCTCAAGCACGGGCGTTTTAACAAAGACCGGAACAAGTGGAAATTTTGCAATCGACGCATCGGGGACTACGGCTGAAATGTCGTATGACGGCCCAAACTACATTTACGCTAACGCTGGATCGAGTGCTTCGCTGAAAATTCAAGGTCAAAGCCAAGTTTCAATTTCAACCGGCGCGACGCAGACCGATCGTTTGACCATCTCAAGCACGGGCGTCTCGACCTTCTCGAACGGGATTGATGTCGATTCAACCGGCAACTTCGTAAAACTTGAGGCATATCAAAACGTCTCTGTTGCCGATGACGCTACAATCTCACTTTCGTCGGGTAGTTGTTCGAGCGCAATTGTTTCAGTTTATGAAACCAGCGGCGGTGTCGGTGGAGTATTTTTTATCACATATTCCGGCACGGCGATTTTAATTGCTTCCAATGGTTCTGTCGCCGCCACGGATTCGGACGGCAATATGTGCGTCTATAAGAGCGCAGCTTCGCACACCGCGACTTTCAAAAACCGAATGGGTTCAACGAAGACTTTCAGCGTGGCACAACTAGGAGGATATTTAGTGTAATATGAAGATTGAAATAAAAGACTTCAAAACGGACGGCGACAACAAGTTTGTCGGATTTAACATAACGGACGATGTGGGCAATCGCTTTGTCATCGACAAGCAAGTGCCACTCGCTGAAGGCAAGACTGACGAGCAATATGTCACGGAAGCATTGGCGGCAAGCCAAGCGGAGATTGACGATTGGGAAGCGTCATTCGCGCACGTTGGCAAAGAGTGGGATGCCGAGGCAAGCGCATTTGTGGTAGCAGCACCAGCACCAGCACCAGCACCGGCAGCGGAGGAAGCTAGCGAGGAGGAATCAGAATGATAACAGTTAATACAACACCAACCGAGGCGTTGAACGCCAGCATCGTAAACATCAACCTAAACTCGGCGAATATGTTTGGGATGCAGTTTAATTTAGAATGCTTCTCAAAGCGGAATCTGACTGACGAGGACGGCAACCCGGTTGTCGCCACCGGCTTGATACACTCCGAGTTGCTCCAAGTTAAAGGCCCGAAGTGGCGCGATTGGGTTCCCGGCGCAGCACCGAGTGATGCGGACTATATTGCCAACCTAGCACTCGCCCAGCTTGGGCTTGAGCGTGATGACACTGTTGTTGCGGTTGAGCAACCGGCAGCCGAGGAGGCATCTGCCGAAGAGACGGGTGAGGAAGAATCCGCCGAAGAGACGGGTGAGGAAGAATCCGCCGAGTGAATTTTGACGATCTCAAAGTCATCTTCGCGAGCGGTGGGGGCATCTCATCGTTTTATTTACATTTAAGCGAAGTGGTGCAGATCGGAATAGGACTGATGACGATTATTTACATCGGGTTGAAGATTAGGCAGTTAGTAACGGAGAAATAAATTATGTTGAAAAGTAAAACAGTATGGGCGGGTATCCTGGGTGCGTTGGGCGCGATTTCGGCCTGGGCGACTGGTGAGGCAACTCTGACAGAAATGCTGCCGGTATTTTGTACCAGTGTCATCGGAATCTTCCTGCGTCACGGCATTGCCAAAACCCAGGATGCCGCTGAGGCGGCAGTTGAGGCGGCGAGTAGCGTCACCCCCACCCCGAAGAAGAAAGTCGTTAAGAAGGCGAGCTAGGAGGCTTAAATGGCAGGCTTAACCACCACCCAGACGTTCAGCGATGGTGATACAGTCACCGCCGCGAAGCTGAACAACATCGTCTCGAACTGTTCGATTGACGCGAATGCCGTCACTAACGCGAAACTGGCGACGAGTCCGCCTGCTGTTCAGTTGACCAACATGGCCACCAACTCGGTGGACACCGGGCAGTTGGTGGCGGACTCCGTTGAGAACAGCAAGCTGAACGACATGGCGGCATCGACGGTCAAAGCCAACGCGACCAACGGGGCTGCCAACCCGACCGATGTTGCGGTTGCTGCCAATAAGCTACTTGTTGGGACGAGTAACTCGATTAATGCGGTTGGTTTCACCACCGACCTGGAGTTGGATGCTTCTGATTCAGCGGCGGCGGATATTCGGGTAGCGGCAACTTTAATCGGAGGAAAAGCAAGTGTCACTGCCGACGAGTTGGACGAGATACTCATCAAAGACGCAACTGACGGTGCGCTAAAGCGAGCCACCGTGAAGTCGGCAGTACAGTCCCAGGTTGCGTCTACTGGAGCAAGTGGTGCTTGTGCATTAGCCACAGCCGCTGAACTGATTGACCCGTCTGGTGCCGATGCGAACGATGTTGTTTCCGCCTCTACCGGATCGCCTATGTTGGCGAAAGCCTTCGGATATTTGAAAACATCGGGGGGTTCAATTGCCGCTGGTTCGATTCTTCAGAATTGCACAGTATCTCGAACAGGTACCGGTGCGTTTACGGTCTTGTTTGATCCTACGGATGTGCCATCAGTAAAATATGTGGTTATGGGTAATGGCAGAGAGGAACTCTCAGGTGCTGGCTACGGATATGGGTTACATGTCGTTTCTTCATCTTTAGCAACCACAGGATTTAATTTTGTGACAGTTGACACATCGGGCGATGCTGGAACGGCCTACGACCCAGACGGTGGCGTTCAATTTGTGGTTTACGGTCTGACATCATGACGCTCATCGATATAGCAACGTATGTCTGCAATCTGGTCAACAAAACGGATGACACATCCAAGACCAGGTGCAAAGAGTTCATACGGCAGCATCATGAGAACGTCATCAACTCGGCGTTGTGGCGGGAGACGATTGACGTTGAGCAGACCACATTGCCGTTTGACGGTCGCCTGACGCAGATCATCCTGGACGATGGAGGAACCGGATACACCTCCACACCCACTATTTCTTTTACTGGTGGCGGTGGCAGTGGTGCTACTGCTGATTGCGAGATCGGCGGAGGCGCAGTTACAAAAATTTACATCCAGAATGCGGGAACCGGATTCACCTCCGCCCCGACAGTAGTCTTTACCGGGGGAGCGGGCAGCGGGGCAGCGGCAACTGCGATTGCGGACTCATTGGCGGACGAGATGGTTTGTCCGCAGAAGTTCGAGACGATTTTAGGCGTGAGTTACAACCAGGCGAACCTATTGCCGACCCAGTTGATCACGCAGTTCATGACCAACCCGGACAGTTTTAAGAGCGATGCAGACTCTGCTCAGTTTAGTGTTATTGATAGTTCGGGGATCAATTTTAATCCTAATTACGGTGCTATTGAATTTATGTCCAGCGACAGTGCGGACAACGGTAAGCAGATCACGATTATTGGCGAACTGGCGGGGCAGGAACTGACCATGCAGAAAGAGACCGTGACTCTTGCGAGTTCGGTTCAAACCACCGAGGTCTGGTCGGCAGTTCATTCACTCAGCAAAGAAACGACCACCGGATATGTGCAAGTGCGGAATCCATCCGTTACGAGCGACTACTTTTTTTGGCCTGAGTGGGAGAACGTCAGCAAATTTCAAAGAGTAAAGTTTTTCGAGCGGCCCAAGTATGATGCGGCGAGTCCGGTGAATCTGTACATCGTTGGGAAGAAGAAGATCCAACCGATGGTCAGCGATTACGACACCCCGATGGTGGCGGGCATCGACAATGTGCTGATTCACTTTGCGACAGGCGACATGCTGAAACGGTCGCGTCAGTTCGGCAAAGCGCAGTTGGAGATCCAGCAGGCGAACGGACTCATGCAAGTGGCGCGTGACCAGGAGAACAACCAAAGTGCGAAAGAAGTCAGACTGATCCCCGATGTGTATGGGATGGGTTACACACGAAATGACTTCGGATTTTAAATCATGCCTGTCTACTATAACGATGGACTCGATGACCCGGTTCAATACGACCGGCAGGCGAGTTTCGTTGGTGGGCAGA